GTTCCGGCTCCCAGGTCGTTATAATGTTTGGATTGGGTCTTAAGATTGCTGTTCCTGCTCTGATTGGTCTTGGAGCTTATGCTTACAAGAAATGGTGTGACCGTCAGGTTATAGTTAATATCCGTAAACAATTGGTTGAGGTAGTTAACACTGTTGAAGATGTTGACGACCCAGTGGAAATGATGAATGTTGTGCATCAGACCAAGCGTCTTAAGAAGCGTCTCCGTTACCACGGCATTCCAGCCATAGTTAAAGCAGTGCAGTTTGCAGAGATGAAGGTTGGATTGTTGTCAGACACGGTGGCCAATCGTATGGTCATTGAGAAAATCATTAGGGATTACATGGTTGCCCCTGTTGGAACAGGGTTAGGGATGCGTGTTGCGCATGCCGTTCGTGATTATCAAGTTGCGTGTTCCATGTATTTCAAGCCAAGGGCACAAAAGGTTATCCTTAATGAAGTCGACAAGTTGTGGGTGGATGAAGTCGCCGAGGCCAAGAAACTTCTTGGTCTCGATGGGACTGCATAGGGGTGCCTACGAAAGCTACCAATGATAGAGACAAATACACAACATGGCTCTGTCGGTGGGTTGGTAGCTACTTCGAGGATCACCACCAAAGATAGATATAAACATTATTATAGATACAGTGGTATATGTTCCGATGTGCGATTCGGGGCGCATAGGAACAGCCTTAACAATTTGCATCGCGCGGTTTCAGAGCGAGTGCTTTTTGTTCCTGACGGCAAGGGTGGGTTGCGAAACCCTCCCCGACCCATCAGTAAGGCATATTTATGGCGTGTGTTGCATCCGTTTCATGAGCAGATTTGGGAACGAGTCAGAAACGACTCTTCTTTTCCAATTCACCCGTTGAGTGACGAAGGATTTATTTCCATGTACTCCGGGTCAAAGAAGAAAAGATACCAAAGTGCTTGTGATTCACTGGTTCGAGATCCAGTTGTCCCGAGGGATGCACACATTACAGCCTTCGTAAAGGTAGAGAAAATTAACTTTAGTGCTAAGTGTGATCCGTGTCCAAGGGTTATTCAGCCACGTTCCTTCCGTTATGGCGCGGCCCTTGGCAAACATATTAAGCATGTTGAGAAGCCATTATTTGAAGTGATTGATGATATTTTTGGCGGACCAACTGTGCTCAAGGGGTACGACTGCATTGGTATGGCAAGAGCTTTGCGTGGAATGTGGGATGAGTTTGAATCTCCCGTCGCTGTTGGCTTGGATGCTTCAAGGTTTGACCAGCATTGTTCTAAAGAAATTTTAGAATGGGAACATTCTATTTGGAACATGTTGGTTGCCGATAAGAAGTCAACAAAGCAACTACTTGCCATGCAGTTGTATAATAAAGGATTTGGTTACTTGGATGAAGGAAAGATTAAGTATTCCACTGTTGGCTGTCGTATGTCAGGTGACATGAATACTTCTTCTGGCAATTGTTTGTTGATGTGTGCTATGGTGTGGACGTATCTGAAGAAACACAATGTGCCAAAGTTTCGTTTGGCCAACAATGGAGATGATTGTGTCATAGTTTGTGAAAGACGCCACTTAGCTCGCTTGAACAACATAGCCAACTGGTTTATAGGTGTTGGTTACACTATGAAGGTTGAAACACCAGTTTACGATTTTGAAAAGATCCAGTTCTGCCAAACAAACCCCGTTTGGGATGGTATCGGTTACCGAATGTCCCGAGATCCGCGAGTCAGTCTAGCAAAGGACCTAACAAGTACACTTGATTTGTCTAATGACAGAGTTAGGTCGTTGTGGCTGGATGCGATGCGACACGGGGGTTTGAGTTTGACAACTGGATTGCCAGTTTTCCATAAATTTTATTCCATGTACCCAAAATCCTCGATTAGGATGAGACCAAATGAGACAACGTTAAATGACTTCTACAGTAGTGGACTGTGGCGACTAGCCCCAAAGGTCACACAGACAATCAGGGATGTTACGCCAGAAGCACGCTATAGTTTTTGGTTAGCTTTTGGATTGTTACCTGATACACAAATCATGTTGGAAGAACGATTTAACACTATGAATTTGGCTCATTGCCCCTTATCAACCAGACAGGAGTATAGTGAGTTGTCTATTCTGGTTGAAAACTAACCATTTTCATTACGGATCAGTATTTATATATTATATTTATTATCCTAATAACAAAACTTTTTGCACTGTTAATTTACGTACTAAATGGCCTCAAGGAAACAAAACAAGATTCCCAAGTCACAAATTCCTGAAATTGTATTGAATCCAAATGGAAGGACCAACCCAGCTCCGCAAGTTATGACAATTCCTAGGAATCCGTTTATGGCTCCGAAGACTAGGAGAGGATCACGTCAAAATTTAATGCGTGCAGGATTGTTAACAGTTGGTGGACAGAATTATTCCCCAATTAGTTATTCCACTGGTTCTTATGCTGGTTCAATTAGTTCCAATGGAAATGTGATGATCGTTGAAAGAACCGAACCGATTTTGACTGTGGCTTCTGTGGCTAACGCTTTTAATGTTCAGGCAATTAATTTCCATGTTATGCAACCCAATTTGACTTGGTTGACTAATATGGCCAACAGTTTCACCACCTATGAGGTATTACGCGCTGAATTTACTTATGTTCCTTTAGTCCCAACCACTACAGCTGGGGGGGTCACTATGGCATTTGCTGAGGACATGCGTGATGATACACCAACCACCCAATCGCAGATGTTAGCGTACGAGCAAGGTTTAATGGCTCCTGTGTATGCGGGAGGTGAAGGTGGAAGGTATCTCCAAAGATTTGGTAGTCCTGGAGGTAATGTTGTTTCATTCGAACTGCCTGGACATGTGATTAAGGATGCTGCTGGAGTACCAAAACGGTTTCGTGTTACCAAGAACACAAATTTGAATGCTGCTTTAACAGGCACTGATGCTGCTGTATATTCGGTTGAAGCTTATTGTCCTGGTCGGCTGTTAGTCGCAACTGATGGGGTGGCTGCAGCCAATGCCAGTGTTGGTCAGGTGTTCGTGCGGTATAAAATACGATTGTCGGGATCTATTAATATTGCCTTGCAACAGTAATGATTTTCTTTTACTTAATTTCTCCCTTTCGCTGTGTTATTGGGTGTCGCGACCCACAAAAATAATTAGTTATAGTTATTAGGAATTAAAATCTCAGTGCTCCTTCCTTGGCGATTCAGAGTGAAGATTCGGCTTGGGGTCCCATCTCCTGCTAGGCTGGTTACCTAGCTGCTCCTTCGAAAGAAAGAGATGGGGGCTGATGCAGTAGCAAAGAATCAGAGTAAGAAGTGAAAAACAGCGGCAAAGCTTAGAAATAAGTTTTGGGGCCCGTGATGTTTAATACCCAC